TCGAACTTATGGCACAAAACAAAGTGGGTGAGGGTGGTAGAAATAATGCATTATTTCATTATGGTGTGTACGCAAAAAATAAATGGCCAGACAATTGGAAATCTAAAGTAGTTGTATTTAACGAAACATCTATGGAAAAACCTCTGTCAGATTCAGAGGTAGACATAATCACAAAACAACACGATAAAAAAGAATGGGGTTATAAATGTAAAGATGAACCTATGTGTAGTTTATGTGACAAGACACTTTGTAGAAGTAGAAAGTTTGGTATAGGTGAAGAGATAATGTTTCCTAACTTGACTGATCTGCAAGTCATAGATTTAGAAGATCCATATTATTACATGAATGTAGACGGACAAAGATTAAAATTAGAAAGTGTAAAACATTTACGACAACAAAGTTTGTTTCAAGAGTCTTGTATGGTGCAATTAAAATTTAGACCACCAACTTTAAAAGAAAAAGATTGGGTCGTTGTAACTAATCAATTATTGAACAATGCAGAGATCACAGAACCTGCAGAAGGATTACGTACAGAAGATCAATTGCAAAACCACTTACAAGAATATTGTTTGAACCGGGTATCAGTGGATTCAAAAGATGATCTACCAAGAGGTGGTACATGGACCAACAACGGTTACCATCACTTTGTGTTTGATAAATTTTATCATAGTCATTTAATGAGAAGAAGATGGGATTTAGGTTATTCAAGAACAGCAGAGATGCTACGAGAAAAATGTGGTTGTGAAGATAAACGTATAGGTAAAAACAAATTATCTGTGTATGTGGTAAAACAATTTGAGATAAAAGATGAAGAGTACAAACAAAAAGTATTAAAAGAAGAGGCACCATACTAATGAAAACAATAGTATTAGGACCACCAGGTACAGGTAAGACTACTACGTTGTTAAATAAAGTTGATGACTATCTAAAACAAACAGATCCAGATAAGGTTGGATACTTTGCATTTACACAGAAAGCTGCATACGAAGCAAAAGACAGAGCTATTAAAAAATTTAATTTAGAAGAAGACGATCTACCATACTTTAGAACGTTACACTCTCTAGCTTTTAGAAGACTTGGTATAAAAAAAGAAGATGTCATGCAGCGAAGACACTACCAGGACTTTGGTAAAAAGATAAAAGAAGAAATAAAATATGCAGAATATGAAAACGATCACAATGGAATCTTTACCACAGACAGTGAGTATCTTAGAATAATTAATCTTGCAAAACTACGAGAGATTACACCAGAGCAACAATATAATTTACAAGAACACAACCAAGAACTAGAATTAAAAAAATTAAAAATCATAGCATCAGAGTTAGAACGATACAAAAAAGAATATAATCTTATAGATTTCAATGACATGATTATTGAGTTTACAAAATCAGATGCTGCTGTACCAAAGTTTGATGTTGTATTTATAGATGAAGCACAAGATTTATCTAAGATGCAATGGCATATGGCCAAAACTATTTGGCAAAAGACAACAGATTCTTTTATTGCAGGTGATGATGACCAAGCAGTATTTAGATGGGCAGGAGCGGACGTGGATTCTTTCATAGCACAGAAAGGACAAATGCTACCTTTGCAGCAGTCTTACAGGATTCCTGCAAAGGTGCATGGACTGGCTATGGGTATAATAAATAAAATTAAAACTAGAATAGATAAAACTTGGCAACCAAGAACACACCAGGGTTCTTTGTCAAGATACTATGACTTTGAAGAGATAGATATGTCTTCGGGTCAATGGTTGGTGTTAGCTAGAACTAAATACATGTTAGATAACCTAGAAGAAGATTTATATCTCAAAGGTTATTACTATCAAAACAAGTTTAGAAAACAAAGAGAACATACCTTACACCTTGCAGCAATAGATTGGGAGAACGCAAGAAAAGGCGGACACCTAACTTACGATCAAATAGAAAGAATCTATGGATACATGTCAGAGAAACATGCAGAGAAACAAAAATTAAAAGGTATGATCAAAGATAGTCTATATGTTTTAGAAATGATGAAAGCATATTATGGTCTTAACACAGATGCTGTTTGGTACGAAGCGTTTGATAATGCTCCACGAAGAGATGTACAGTATCTAAGAAAGATGAGAAAGAATGGGGAAAAGTTAAATGAAGCACCACGTATAACTTTATCTACAATACATGGTGCAAAGGGTGGTGAGTGTGAGAATGTTGTCTTGCTTACAGATTTAAGTTTGAACACAATGAAGTCATACGAACAAAACCCAGATGATGAGAATAGATTATTCTATGTTGGTGCAACACGGACCAAGGAACATCTACACATCATTGAACCAAAACAAAAATACAAAGGATACAATCTATGACAAGTAAAGATATATTTAACGATGCTTTTCCGCAAGACAAACAAATCGGAGGATCACATTACAAAAAAATGAAAATACAACCATACGAATTTATTTCTAAAAATGATTTATCATTCTTTCAAGGCAACGTAGTAAAGTATGTATGCAGGTATAAAAACAAAAATGGTATACAAGATCTTGAAAAGATTATACATTACTGCGAGTTGGAAATAAAAAAATTGAAAGATACTAAATGATACAGAAACCAATGTTTTCACCTCAAGTGGAATGGTTACCACCGGAGGAGTTCAAAGATTTGTCAGGCTACGATGAGATAGCAATTGACTTAGAGACAAAAGACCCAGGTCTAAAAGACATGGGGTCAGGATCTGTTACAGGTAGAGCACAAATGGTTGGGATTGCTCTAGCTGTAAAAGATTGGTCAGGATATTATCCTATTGCACACGAAGGTGGTGGTAACATGGATAGTAAAAAAGTATTAGATTACTTTAGAACTGTTCTAAGTTTGCCTGCAATTAAGATATTTCACAATGCAATGTACGATGTATGCTTTATTAGAGCTGCAGGGCTAAAAATAGAGGGTCAGATAGTAGATACCATGATTGCTGGCTCTCTCGTGGACGAGAATCGCTTTCGTTACGATTTAGGTAGTTTGGGTCGGGATTACCTCGGAAAGGGCAAAAATGAGGCTATTTTGACCGAAACAGCCAAAGAATGGGGTATAGATCCTAAATCTGAGATGTATAAACTGCCTGCAATGTATGTTGGTGAGTATGCTGAGAGAGATGCTGAGATGACTCTACAGTTATGGGAGGAGATGAAAAAAGAAATATACTCTCAAGATATAGAGGACATATTTAAATTAGAGACTGAACTATTTCCTTGCCTCGTAGATATGCGTTTTTTAGGAGTAAGAGTAGATGTCGAAGGAGCGCACAAATTAAAAGAAAACTTACTAGCACAAGAAAAAGAATGCTTACAAAAAATAAAAAAAGAAACAGGACTAGATACTCAAATATGGGCTGCACGTTCAATTGCGAAAGTCTTTCAAAAACTGAACCTACCATTTGACCGAACTGAAAAAACAAGTGCTCCATCATTTACTAAAAACTTTCTGCAGAACCATCCACACCCTATCGTTAAACAGATAGCTCGTGCTAGAGAAATAAATAAATCTCATACTACCTTTATTGATACCATACTAAAACATTCACACAAGGGTAGAATACATGCAGAGATCAACCAACTTAGATCAGATCAAGGTGGAACTGTAACCGGTAGATTTAGTTATTCTAATCCAAACTTACAGCAAATTCCTGCACGGAACAAGGAACTCGGACCAATGATTAGATCATTGTTTCTACCAGAAGAGGGACACACGTGGGGTTGTTTTGACTACAGTCAACAAGAACCACGTTTAGTTGTTCACTATGCAGCATTACAAAACATGTATGCGGTTGGAGATGTATTAGAAGCATACAAAGATGGTGATGCAGACTTTCATGAGATTGTAGCTGACATGGCGGACATACCAAGATCACAGGCTAAGACAATTAATCTTGGTTTGTTTTATGGTATGGGTAAAAATAAATTACAGGCGGAGCTAGGTGTCAATAAAGAAAGAGCGAATGATTTATTTAAACAGTATCACGCTCGTGTACCATTTGTAAAACAATTGATGGATAGTGTTATGGCAAGAGCCCAGGACCGTGGTAAGGTTAGAACTTTGCTGGGTAGACTATGCAGGTTTCACCTGTGGGAGCCTAATCAGTTTGGGATTCATAAACCATTGCCTCACGATGCAGCACTCGCGGAACACGGACCAGGGATTAGAAGAGCTTACACATACAAAGCTTTGAATAGATTGATACAGGGATCAGCCGCTGACATGACAAAGAAAGCTATGATAGAATTACACAAAGAAGGTATTACACCACATATACAAGTGCATGACGAACTTGATATATCTGTTAGTGATAATGCAGATAAGATAAAAGATATTATGGAGTCTGCTGTTGAACTAGAAGTGCCTAACAAGGTGGACTATGAATCTGGTCCTAATTGGGGTACAATAAAATGAGGATAAATTATGGCTTACTTAAATGCAAATATTCCTGTAATATACGCGCAAATAAAAAAGGAGTATTTATATGACCTTAAAAAACATCATGGAGAAGTTGAAGATTGTGTTATCTTCGGCATTACATCAATTGCAGGACAAGCTATCCTCTGGCATGCCATCATGGAAAACGGTGCTGTCTTTTATCGTTTACCCTTATCGGCTTTTATTCAACGTGGTTTTCAACCGTCAGCTGTTCCATCCAAAAGACTTGATGAATTGGAACTGTGGAATAGTTTTTCTTATTACCCTGCTATTACTACTTGGGATTTTTTAACATCTCACTCAGGTAAATACATAGGTAAAGACAAGAAATGGCACTATGGAAAATATTTATTTACTGTTGACTGGGCTCATCCAGATAGTAATATACTAGACGCAGATCATTCTGAAATACCGCACGAACATAAGTGCGCACACATATTAGCGTTAGACGACGGTAATTTTGCAGCACAACCTAATAATAGAATAATGTGGAACGTAGCGTCCTTTACAGTTAAGGACAATATTCCAGATTGGAAGGTGCAGACTACAGAATGGAATGTTGAAGACGATAAAGTATGGCGTACGGAAGACACTGATAAGTTTTTCTACGAGATGGAGGAAAAGAAAATATGAACTTAGCAGCTTTGTTAAAAAAGAACATAGTCATGGTACCGGTTGTGGCATCAGTTTTGGTCGGAACTTTTACTGGCGTTAAATATATTGTTAATTTAACAGATACTATCAATGCAAACCAAGCAGAGATACATGAATTAAAAACCATGGAGCTAGAAAATATACAAAGAGATATGAAAGTATTAACCGATGGCGTGAATACTGTCATTGCAAAATTAGAAAGAGCTGAAGGCACATGGGACATGGCCGAAAACTTATATGAAGTTCTAGC